GGGTTGAGTCCAAGGGCTGAACAGATGCGCTCTTCAGGTACGCGTCTCACGGAATCCAAAGCAAGCTCTGATGGTGTCAGGCTTACCCTATCCATCTTGTATGCTCCGGTCATCACCACGATGCCGCCTGAACCATCACCGCTTAGGTCTTCGTGCAGTTGTCGCTTGACCTGTCTGGCATCGTCCATGCTGATGTCTACGGTCTGGTCTTTGGCATCAGGCCCGACAATCAAAGACGGCATTGCACCGTTAGCCAGCAGTCCCCATGCCGTGGTTGACGCGGTATTGTCGGTTGCAATCTCCCGCAGGACAGCGGTAACCGGGCTACGTCCAAGGCGGATGTCGGAAGGTTCCCGACCGTACCGGATGTGAATGATGTCGCTAACCGGGATGTCGAAAGACCTGCCATCCGTGGTGTAGACATAATGCGTCAACGGGTTGATACCGTTACCGACAGGTCTGACCATGTCCTGTGGCAGGAACTGCAAAGCGGTCACAACACCACGGGTAGTAGACCTAATCTTCCGGAGGTAGGTGTTGCCAAAAAGCTTGTAGTCTTGGATAACCCAGCTCCAGAACAACGAACCCATGACCATTGGATCAGGTTGCGCCATAAGAGCGATTACCGGGTGGTCTTCTACTGGTTCCGCTTGCTGGCTGTCAACCGGGCGGTAGTACTTAGGCGTAGCCTGTGGGTAGTTCCGAATGTACCAATCAATGGCAGATGCTACAACCCCGTTAAGCCCAAGGTCACCGGCTATCCTTGACCAGTCTTTTGTGCTTCCAGGAAGCGCACGGCGTAGCAATGTCTGCAGCTGACCAGAGCCGTAACCGGTTAGGTAGATGTCCCGTGACTGGGACAATGGCAGCGGTAGTGCCTGTGTCGGGTTGGCTGCGGCTTTATTACCAAGGAAGCGGTCAAAGATACCCATGCGCCTAGTATCCCACAGGCAGCCTAAACAGCACCCCATCCCTTGCGCTGTCCGATCACCTGCCAAGCGTACGCCATTGCGTCCACCACGTCATCATGCCGACCAACCGGGAAGGATAGCAACTCATCCTGCCAGTAAGGTGGCAACCCTTCAACGTGTACAACCTGCCCTTGCTCGTAGCGGGCTTCTAAAGGGCCAAAGCGGGTCACTTTGTCCCGGTCTGGGCGGATGCCCCGGATAGGCAGTTTCGTACGCCTCATGAGCTCTTGCACGACAGCAGCCTGATACTGCACCTGCTCGATGCCAATCATCGTAGGTTTCCACTTCTCCGCCATTGCCTCGATGAACCTAAGCACGGAAGCAAAGTCAGCACGGGTACGGTTGACATCAAGCACGTATAACGTGCCATCTTCACCACGGGACAAAGCAACCACGGCGGTATAGTCTGCCTCCGCCTTGGTCGAGATTGCAAGGTCAACACCAAGGTATACCGGCAACCCTTCAGGAGCCTCGCCGTACCTCAACCATTCCCGCTTGATTCTCGCTCCAGCAGCATCAACGAACTCCGCCAAATACTCTTGCCTAAACGCGATCGAGGGCAGTGATTCCCCCGCCTTGGCTACTTCGTCAGCATCTATCCACGGGTTAGCCGTTGTCGGCATCTGCCATGCCATCCAGTCAGGATCAACACCAGCCATCGCGTGAAGGCTTTTGAAATAGTTAGAGCCTTTAGGCGTGGAAAGAAAGAACGCATCTCCCCGGTAATCGGTGAGCGTTGGGCGTATTGCTTCCGTCCAGGCTTGCTCTAAGTGCCTAGCCATAGCGGCTTCATCGATGATAACGCGCTTGTACTTACGACCACGGGCAACGGTAGACGGGTCATCCAAAGTCCAGTAATCGATTGCCGCCCCTGTGATAAGTTCGATGCGCGGGGCAGGTGTCTGCACAGCTCGCCGAATGACAGGAGCATATATCCGCTTATGGTCGTTGTATGCCTCTTCCAGCAAGCGGTAGGTAGGCGCAAACCACGCACAGGGCAAAGCATCTTTTAGAACCGGGTCACTGAGCAAGTTACCGCCCAGCGTAGTTTTTCCAAAGCGTCTCCCACAGGCAAGCACGTTGTACCGCTTGGCTTCCCTCAGTATGACTTTCTGGGCTTCATGCGGTCTTGGCAGTACAAGCCTGATATCAGGCACCAGTGGAACCTAACCCGCCTACACGCTCATCTGCTGGAACATCGTCACCAACAACAAAAGGCGTAAACACCAGCTGTGCTATTCGGTCTCCCGCCTCAATAATCCAATCACCTTGCGTCCGGTTATGCAGTAGCACCTTGATAGTGTCTGTGTAGTCAGCATCAATAATGCCGGGTGCATTGGCAACTGCAAGACCACGAAGGGCTAAACCGGAACGGCTACAGACCAGAGCACAAAGGTCAACAGGCATAGAGACATAAGTGCCTGTATCAACGCCTACAGTAGCCCCAGCAGGGATTGTAATGTCACCCGGTGAGCGTAGATCGTAACCTGCCGAGTACTTCGTGGCACGGGTAGGAATGACACCGTGAAAACTAATTTTTACCATCAGCGTACTCCACAATCACTTTGACAGGTGAACCGTCTGCGCCTGTCTGTTCTACCCTGCTAGACCACTCCTGCTTGTGCTTACGCTCTAACCACCATGCAGCAGCCTGCCATGTTGTTTTAGTGGCATCTTGGATAACTGCGAGGTTGCGGAGTTCAGCTTCACCCTCTGCTTTTTCTACTGCATCCCTAAAATCAACATTTTCGGCTAACCATCTAGCCAATGTTTCTTGTGAGATACCAGCAGCAGCACAGGAAGCCCTGCGGGTGTTACCACCTCGCAGAGCGTCTGTTAGTCGTTGTACAACATCTGGGCTGTACTTAGTTGGTCTACCTGCTCCGGGTTGTGCTGGCATTTAGGCTCTCCTCGATTTCTTCTGTCGCTGCCCATACGAGGGCATCTTTCATTTGACGCTCACTGATGCCTTGCTGTTTCGCGCGTCTCTTGACATCAGCGTACAACCAGCGTGTGTACATCTCGTTGTAGACAGCCAAGCACCCAGCGCCCAGCAGGATACCAAGGGCAAAGGTAATCATTGAACTAAAAACCATTCCCCTTCTAGAATGTCCCTTAGGAACAAGCAAGCAACATCATATTCAGTGCATCCTTGATAGGGACTGTTTACCAGTGATCCGTTAGCTTCAATCCAATAGAATGCACCACCATCAGGAGCATTTGGTTCATCAATAGCCCATTGTCTGGTTTGCCATGTCTTGCAGGAAATAGACCATCCGGCTTTGTTCATAATAAGAGCTTCAATGCCTGTCATTGTTTCACCCATCCACTCTGTGGATCAATGGCAACCAGTGCCCAATCATTAGCAAACAAATCACCAGGGGATAGGCTCAACTCTTCCAGCTGTGTTACACGTCCCTTAGGGCCATGCATTTCAAAGACATTCCACAGTTCGGAGTATCGCAGGAATACCGCGCCTCCCCAGTCTTCCCGCCATACTGCGTTACCGCCACCAGCCATCAAGGCTTGTACTACATCTCCAAATCTCATTTTTTATCTCCTGTAACTCCTGAAGTCAAAGACACATAAGATGCAAGAAATATACGCGTATATCTTCCAAACTTATGCCAATCGTTCATAATCTCTGTTAGTGCTCCCGCTCTCCACTCAGCAAACGGGATTCGGTCTTTCATGTCATGGCAGGCGTTGCAACAAGGTACGGTTTCTGTGCCTCCGGTGCGCTGTGGCTCCGGGAAGTGGTCACCTACTGCACTACTTGAATGACAATATAAACCACCGCAGTAATAGCACTCAGATGTCATCCTATTACTCCCATTGTTATCGGCAGGTGTTCAGCCATCAAAGCCTTGATGGATTCTGCAATCTGCCTGTGTTCCAACTGCGTATCTTCCTGCGTCCTGAGCTGCACGTAATGGATCCAAGACCTAACCGTGCCGCTCATATACATCGTGGTCGGAGTGCATAAAGGCAAAACCATCCTTGCAGTCTCCGCAGCAATGCCAGCATCAATCATCCTGTTGTATGCGTAGTAAGACCCCTCTACGGCAAGCGATGCCCGATCAATAGCATCCTGTAGGTTCTCATCCAACTCTTTCCATTCTGGCAACAGTTGGGAGCTTTGGCGGTTAGTTGTACCAGCAAGCCTCATCTGCCCCAGTACAGGGAACTCAGCGACCTGTGCATACCTTTGGCTGAACTCTTGGAATGAGAATGACCGATGCCTAAGAATCTGCGGAGCAATAGCACGGGTGGTCTTGATCTCAACGCACATACTAGCCATTTCAAAGATTGACCAGTGCCCGTGTTTGATGCAGTAGGACAAGAGCCGGGATACGTCTGGGTTATCTTGATTGGCAGGATTGGAGACCCTAGCGCAGTAACCGATAACCTGCTCCGCTTCCGGTGTAATCCAGATTAGCTTTGTCATCCTACGAAAATCTCCCAGTCCATCGCCAAGACATCAGCGGATCCGAATGAAGCAACCCGGCTATATCTGCGGTTACCTGCACCATCAATCAGGTACAGGCATATCTTGCCTTCTACCAACTCTAAGAACCAGTTAGCCGCGTGTCTTCGTACCGCCTGTCCGGCTCTGAGGCGTTCAAGGGCAGCAGAAAAGGAGCCACCCGCCATTGTCATGCGTTTGGCATCCTCTTCTTTGACCTGCTCGATTTGCCGTGTAGCGAGCCAACCTTTGACCGTGCTGTAGTTGTAGCCGATGGTCTTGGATGCTTGCGCTTGTGGCATCCCCATTGCTACCAGCTCATCAAACCGCTCTA